AGTTTCAATAATTGCACCGAGTGCAGATTTATTTTCAATCGATGCCAAGGCACTAAATCCACGACTGTTAGCGCGGCTAGGACTTGTCTTATAGCCAATTCCCTTACGTACAACATTCACGTCATACATAGGGAACTTTGCTTCAGAGAATGAACGACGTTGCCATCCACTCATAATGCTTGAATCACTTGGTGCGTATCCACGTGCTTTTGTAACAACAGGTTTCAATGCTGCTGCAACTTCTTTGCGAAGTTCTGTTGCTAAATCAGGAGCATAATCTCTTAATGCTTTACGAAGTGCGAGAGCGCCCACGACTTCTGTTGGCATCTCTAATCTCCTTCGCTTCGTCCTGAAGAACCTTAATTAGATTCTTTAGCATTACTTCATCTAGTTCTAACAAATGTTGTGGCGCGACTCCTATCCTCACGCTTAATTTAGCAATGAGGTAGGTGACGGAATCGCGCCCTAGTTCGGGGAATCGTCATCAAGAACTTCAACATTTGCTAAAGTTTCGATAAACTTTTCCCCGAACATTGGTACGGTTTCACCTGACCTGCGAATACATTCCCAACAAAGCCAGAAAATATCGCTCTGCTTCTGGTCCTCAATAATCGCCTTATGAAAGCCCTTCTTGGCGTATATCTCAAAACCATACTGCACTAACGGTGTAATTGGATATTCTCCAACTGAACCATCAACCCTTGTTACTCTTAACTTTGCCATTTTTGCCCCTTAGTTTGTTATTAGAATGTGCCTGATGTTGTTACTGCAACTGTTGAGTTACAGTTCCAAGTTACTGACATTGAGCCGACATCGCCAACTGCTCCGTTAATATCCTGAGTTCCGTTGACTAGGACGCTCATTGTGTATAAAGGATTTGTTGCTGATACTGCTGAACTCTTATCTTGGAGAAGAACAACAGTAACAGTTGTTCCCCATGCAGCCTGAAGTGTTGCAAGAACGCTTGCTGCTGCTGTGTCGTTCAAAAAGTCGATTGTTACGGATGAGGCTTCTAGGCCTTTGACCGCCTTCACAGAAGAATCGCCCATTGCTGTGACGGCTACTTCCTCGAAGTTGCGATTTAGAGAAACGCTTGTTACGTGGTCAGAAAGGTCAACAGAATTAACTTTGACCCCGACTTTGTTATTTAAGAATACGGCCAATTTTTATTCCTCGTCTTTCTTAGTAGGTGCTGGCTTTGATACTGGTGTTACCTGCCCGATTTTCTTCAGGAAGGCCTCGTTCTCTTTTTCCCATTCGGACATATTAACTCCAGGTGGTTAGTACGGACAGTGACATCTCGCACGTCAAAAGTGAACCTGAGTCCACGTTTAGAACGCTTGGTTGGCTAATTGCTCCAACATTATACGTCAAGGATGACGCTGCGAGTTTATTGAACACGCCAACTAAGGCTGTTTCAATTCCATTGAGGTTGCCTTCGTTATCGAACAAAGGAACAGTTATGACAATCTTAAAATTAGCAGTTGGTGCAATTGTATTGTGCTGGTTGTTGTTAGGCGTTAAGTAAGGGTCATCTGGCGCGACGATGACGCTATTCGCTAAAACAGTGGCAGGCGGAAACGCAAAAGTTTGCCATTTAGTGTTATCAACTAAAGCACTTGCGATAGTTGTTCTGAGGGTTGTTAATGCTGTTGACATTATCCAACCATTGATGAAGGCGATAGGGCATGAGCAATGAGGCCTCTGATTCTGGCCAAAAGTGTATTTCCCATTTTATATGGGCTTGGAGCGAAGTCTGGAGATACGCCGCCTGAACTCGTTGTCTGACGTGATTGCCAGATGTCCACTGAAATTAAAAGTGCCGCTTCTTGCACTGCTGCATCGGCAGTCCAGTCTGTGTAAGTCGTTGTTGCAACTGTGCCATAAGGAGCAATAGGGTGCTTAGGCTTTATTCCTGCATGATTTGTAACCATACTTATTGAATACTCACCAACGGCTGTAATTACTTTGCTTCCGTTATATGAACTGCCTGAATTTGAAATAGTTACAGTTTGTCCAACATAAAAAATTTCATTTACTAAAATATCAAAATACAAAGTTCCTTCTCCAACAATGTTGCTATGCGCTACTGCATACCATTGTGGATTCCATAACATAGGAAGGATTACAGCGTCAGCAGCATCGCATGTCTGTTGAAGCGTAGCGTCGCTATATAAACTTCCGACGCCAAGTGCGCTTCTAAGTTCTGCAACTGTGCAAAGTGACATTCTTAATCCTTTCTAAAGACTGAAGGCGGGGCAAGGGCTGCGCCCCGCCTTCAGTGACTTAGTTGCGAGTAATTACGCTACTGCGAAGCGACGTACACCCTTACCTGATTTAGCAACATAGAGTGCTAAATATCCGTAGAGATTTATTTCAATCTCACCTGAGGTCAACACATTGACTCTCAAATTTGTCGTAGGGGATTCCCACGCGTACACGCTGCGTGGTGCAACTAGGAACGCAGAGTCATCTGAAATTCCTGAAGCAGAGATGTTGTGGTCAACAATAAGGTCTGTACCAAGTACGCCACCAACAACAGAAGTTGCTACCGCGTTACCTGACGCATTGTATGTTGCACCTTGTGCTGAATATAGCGCTCGTCCAGTGGTATCGGCGTATCCTGCTATTGCCGCCCATTGGTCTGTGCTTGCCACAAGTTTGTTAGCGAAATCTCCGCCAGTTCCCTTGTATGCTGCTGCGCCTTCAACTGAGATGAAGGATTGTAGTCCTGCTGCTGTTGTTGCAACGTTTGTTGCTGCAGTTCCGTTAGCAACAAATGATGCTAGAAGTGCTGCATCTGTTGCCTTCTCGTATGCCTTGCGAAGTTCCGCCATCATTAATTCCATGAACGCAGGAGATGAACGGTCAACGAGTTCAAATGAAACGCGTTGTAGGCCTGAGAACTTCTCAACTGTTACTGTGTCGTAAGAAGAAGTCATTCCTGTTTCTGATGGTGCTGAACCTTCATTTGTATCTGCAACTGTTGGAGCAACGTTTGCAGTTGAAGCATTTGTGTAAAGACGTGGAACTGTAAATGACATTCCTGATTCAACTAGTGGTGCGCGTGTTACTGCTTCAAATGCTGGACGGCCAGTAAATGTGTCAGTAAGGAAAGTTTGTAGATGTCCTGGGAGCGTCAAACCAGTGTTGGTTGAAGTGCTGTCATCTGCTGCTTTGATTGTACGACGTGCATCGTCATCACCAAGTGCTGCTTTGATGTTTGCTTCCAAGTATTGTGCTGAAGTAATTGGTGCAACACGTTCGCGTACGTTTGTAACGCTAACTGTTGGACGTGAGGCCTCTACCGCAGGGGTTTCGACCTCAGGAGTTGTTGCGGTGTCAGTAGAGATGTTTTCCACGCTGACGGCCTCACTTTCTGTTGGTTGGGTTTGTTCTACAACTTCAGAAACTTCTGTTTCTTCTGCTGCAATATCAGTAACTTGCGCCGACTTAAATGCTGGCTCTGTTACTAAACTTACTTCCATGAGTTTTGCGGCTGTTACATGGATGACGCCGTTCTTGTTAAATGACTTGTCAACTTCTACGCCAACAGATAATCCTGCCTGTAATCCTTCGCTTGCAAGGATAAGTGCATCTGTACCGCGTGATGAATTGCTGATTTTAAATGATGCAAAGATTGCATCTTCTGTTTCTGTAAAAGACTGAGCGCGGCCTAATGGGGCCTTGACATCATGCTGTGATAGCAATTTAACTGTCTTTGGTTCGGGAATCGCTATTGAACCGCGCTCAAAAATAACTTTGCCTGCTGAAGTGGAACCTGTTTCCGCACCTAGCGGAACAATCTTTCCTGAAATCATGCGTGTATCGCTAGAGGCTTGAATATCCTGTGCGAATGACGCGTCAAATGTAATTTTCAAATTACATACCGCCGTTTCCATTAGGTGTTTGGTCTGTCATTTCCATTGCCTGTTCTAAAGTAATTAGGCCTAAGGAAAGAAGTTTTTCTATTACGAGAAGTTCCTGCATTGGGTCTTGACGCAAGAATTGTTTGTCTAAATCAAAACGCACTTCGTTGCCATGTGCGGTGACATCATCGAGGCTAAGTCTATCCTCAATTGCGGAAATAAATGGTTGCAAAGAATACGCAACAAAATCTTTGCGTGAATCCAAGACGTTCGTGTATGTATAACTGGAGTTCATATCTGCTGAAACGTAAATTGCAGGTACGTTCATCATTCTGGCAATTTCAGTTGCAAAGAATTGCTTACTTTCGTCGTACATCATTTCTTTTGGTGAGAAAGATGTCGCTTGGTATTCTAAAGTAGATGTTAAATAAGCAGTTGCACGATTATTACGTGCAGACTTCCATGCCGCTAATAATCCCTGAACTTCTTTAGGGTCTAGGTCAGCACCGTTGTTCTTTAGTACGCCTGAAGGCATTGGAGTTGCCGCAGCAATTGATGCAGCCTTATTTAAATCTGCTGCCGCACGAATAAGTTCTTTACCACGTGCTAATACGCCTTCGTCAAATGCTTGGAATGTAATTAAACTTCCAAGGCCTTCCATTGGCACTGCATAACCATCAACGTAGTATTGAGTTACATATTCGTTTTCGATATTTAAATCAAATGTGACGCGTGTGTTAGCAACCCACTCAAAACGAGCAGGACGGCCATCATCTGCATAAAGTTCTGTAACTTTCCAATATGCAACGCCGTAAAATAATAATGAGTCAACTGTCCAGGCAATAGTTACTGAACGTGGTTGTGACTTAGATGGTTGTTCTAACCAAACAGGTGAACCTAGTTCTTCTCCAGTTGATTTGCGATATAACTCTAAAGGAATTGATGCAATTGTGCCTGCAATAAGATTGCGGCATCTAGCCAATGAGGCAATGCTCATGGCCTCTTCGCGACGAATACCAAGAACACCATAATTGTAAAGATTGTAATTTTCTGACATCAATTGCGGCGCATATTGCGCAAGGATTGATGATTCTTGCTTTCGTGGTGCTTGCGTATTAAAACGCGAGAAAATACCCATTTAGACAGTGTACCACATTATGTCTAACATTTGACAATTTCGTGTGGTTGTGTCTAGGCAACAATTTGAGGTCTTGAAACTGGCATAGATAATTTGTGGACCACCATTGCAGTTGCAATTGCTCCAGAAACATCTCCAGCGCTCTTGCGTCTTACGATTCTCCATGCAGTGTCATTTGTTTTGGCTGCACAGTTATTAAACATTTGCACTAACTCCTGTTGGCCTTGATGCTCGACCCTAGAATTCACAAATCCATCAAGAAGTTCCCCACACGCCTGGTAGAAGCGCTGACCTGAGCAATCTTCGACCATAACGCCTGAATTAGAGAGGCGGTCTGCAATTGACTGTGTGGTGTATTTGTCGTACATGACTGCACGCGGTTTCCATTGGTCGCAAAGCGCTTTTATGTCTGCCGCTATCTTCAAATCATCTACTGCGACTGAGTTCTCCCAAGTCTGCATTAAACCAAACCCTATTTTGCCAGAAGGAAGAATCTGTCCAGCAATAATACTTGCATTGCGTCTTGACGGACTTACATCAAAGGCAAAGATTGTAATTGGTCCAGGTGACATTATTAAATCACTGTTTGATGTTTCTTCAATAACGCCCAAAGGCCAAGGTGATTGTAAAGAATCGACCCATTGGCACAAACTTTCAGTTCTGGTTGTTTCAATGCTAGATGTTGCGATACTTTCCTCAATTGCCTGTTCTGACACTGTATAGCCAAGTGCGGGGTTTGCCATTGCCCATGCTTCGCGGTCATCTATCTTGCAATACTGCGGTGCGCTGTATTCGTAATAACCTAAAGACTTCGGTGGATAAGAACGCGCTCTTTCTACAATCGAATTAAGCACTGTGCTAAAAGCATCACCTGCGTTTGTTGTATAAAGTGATTGCGCATTAGCGCGTGCGCGTGTAACAGGCGTTGCTGCTTGAAATGCTTCCTCTGAGATTTCGCGTAATTCGTCAATCCATAAATAATCGGCTGTTCTTCCTCGACTGCCATCTCTGGTCGCTGCCACAACGTCTAAACGCGTTCCGTCTAACAATTCGATGGATTCTGTTCCATTGGCGTACCTAATTTGCTTGACCATTGCTTTCATAGTCGGATTGCCTTCGATGATATAAGCAATCTCTCTAAATGAGGTCAATGCCATGCTTCGATTAGAGGACATGATAAGGATGTTCTTAGAAGGCCACTTAAATAGGTGTGCCAAGCACAACATGCGTGCAAAGTGACTTTTCCCTGACTGCCTAGCGATTAACAACAGGTTTGACTTACGAATGAAGTTACCTTTGCTATCAACAGTCAACATGTCCTTTGCAACAAACTTCTGCCAAGGTAAAAGCGGTTGACCAAGCATCTCAGCAATCTCTTCTACATCTTTTACCAGGGATTTGCCTTTGAGGTATGGACTGTGAAGCCTTGGTTCAGTTGCCCCTCGTAAGACTTTTTTCTTTTTGGTTTGTTCTGCCATCACTCTGGTTTATTTTCCGATTGAAACGGACTGGTTCGGGGTTGTTTGGACCGTGTCGGGGAGGGACGTTCTGGAAAAACAGGGGGGGTAGAGGACTTCAATAAAAAAAGCCCTTCTGAGCGTGCGCCCTTGCGTATGTTACATGACCTGCATGACGCTACTAAGTTGTCCATGTCATGACCACCACCAACCTTGCGTGGTATTACGTGGTCCACCTCTGTTGCCACCTCACCACAATATGCACAGGTGTAGCCATCACGTGCTAACACACGTAACCTCTGCTTCTTCCAATGACCAGTGCTTAGGTCATCACCTCTTAATGCCATGACTTACGTTTCCAATGATTAAGGGCAGCACATGTATCAGGCTGCATGCCCTCTATTGTACGCACATAACCATAACGATTACCGATATAACGCAATCCCCAATCTATTTGTTGTATTGGTGTAGCAGTACGTAACCACTCACTCTTACCTTGAGGTATTCCATATACACGTTGCTTACCATTAAGATTACCTACTGCTTTCCAATTCCAAGCAGATTCTTTTCCATATAGAGTTGCTAAACATTTGTAGTTCTTAACTGTTAATTGACCTGCTGCATATTCTTTTGAAGTAAGTCTTTTAGTTGCATCGTTTGTCGCACTTGCTGCTGATACAACGGAGAAGCATAGAGCGCCCCCCAACACGATTGCTACCGAGCGAACTAACCGCTTCACGGTTCGCTCTGAGCCCCTGAAGGGCTCTAGCCCTCTGAGTGTACTGGTCATGTCAAATCCATTTCTATAAATGCTGGTCAGGACGGCGTTTCTATTTGTCTGTTGAGTAGAATCCCTTTCCTTTGAATACCAAACCTGGTACTGAGTAGATGCGATTGGCCTGTGCGCCACAATCAGTGCAGCGCACTAAATCATGGTCCATTGATAGTTCTAACTCCATTTGTGTATTACAAATTGGGCATCGATATTCATACATTGGCATTAGGCGCTTCTTTCTCACAGGTTTTACATCTCCAGTTCTTAATCTTCCACGAACCACATTGTTCACATCTAATGCTTGCCGCTTCCCAATCAATGTCTGGTGGTATTCGGTCATAATCTGCCTTGCGTAATAACTCCACCAAATCACCCAATGTCAACATACAGACGAACTCCTCGACTGATG